ATGGTTCCGAGGCATCCCAGACTATCTTGCAATCAACCACGAAAATGGCGTTGCACGAGTAGCCGACTACAAGACTGGCAAGTCAAGTCGCTACGCAGATAGCGCTCAGTTAGAACTTATGGCAGCTATGGTGATGATTCACCATCCCAACGTAGATACCGTTAAGGGGGCACTGTTGTTTGTTGTAGTTGGCGATGTCATCAAGTCTGAGTACACTCGAAAACAGTTGCCTGAAATCCTGTCTAAATGGGCTGGCAGGGCTAGTGCAATCGAAGCAGCAGTAGTGCATGGGGTATGGAACCCTAAAAGCTCTGCGCTATGTAAATTCTGCCCAGTTACTACTTGTGAGAACCACAATGGCCACTAAACGAAATTATGCCGCTGAGTATAAAAACTATCAGGGCACACCAAAACAACTAGCAGCTCAATCTGAGAGGCACAAAGCTAGACGGGCATACGAGAAGGAGCATGGCACGTTGCCTGACACTGTAGACGTAGACCACAAGAAGGCTATGTCCAAAGGCGGTACGTCTAAACTAAGCAATCTTCGTGCCTCACCGCAGTCTGAAAACACTAGTTTTTCTCGCACCAAAACGGGCGATATGAAATCACAAATTTCTAAGCGAGAGCGTAAAAAGTAATGTAAGATGAAATCACTCGGTGCCTGCAGTTGCTGAGTTGTTTCGTTGTATTCTCCTCCCAGTAATGGGTTTGCCCAGTAGCACTGCTACTGGGCTATTTTTGTCACCTCTATTCAAAATATTATGCAAGTCATTGACAACAAAGCATTGCTATTTAATACACGCAAAGCAGATCAAATCACTTCGATTATTCCAAAGAGCAAAGTGCTTGAGAGCAACGGAGACGTTGACCAAGTCATTGTTAATTGGGGCTTTGACGAAGTGCAACTCCTACGCAATCTAGGTATACGAGATGTACCTAGTCCCATATTGGGACGTTATAAGTGGCCCGGCATGTTCACGCCCTTTGACCACCAGCGAACTACCGCAGAATTTCTTACGCTGCATCCGCGTTGCTTTGTGTTTAACGAAGCAGGTACAGGCAAAACAAGCGCAGCTGCATGGGCTGCTGATTACTTGATGCAACAGGGCAAGATCAAACGTGTGTTGGTTGTGTGTCCTGTATCAATTATGGATACGGCATGGCGATCAGACTTATTCAAAACGTTAATGCACCGCACCGTAGCAATTGCGCAAGGCACACGTACACAGAGACAGAAAGTTATTGAAGGCGATTATGAGTTTGTCATCATCAATTTTGATGGCGTTAAGGTTGTCAATAAAGAGTTGGAGGCCGGTAATTTTGACCTCATTATTGTGGACGAGGCTAACGCAGTAAAAAGCGTGACGACAGATCGGTGGAAGTGCCTTGCTACGCTAATCAAACCTTCAACTAGATTATGGATGATGACCGGTACACCCGCATCACAATCACCGCTTGATGCGTATGGCCTTGCTAAGCTTGTATCCCCCGACAAAGTACCTAGATTTTTTGGTGCGTTTCGTGACAAGGTAATGCTCAAGCTTACGCAATACAAGTGGGTGCCAAGACAAGACGCACAACAGATGGTGCATCAAGTATTACAGCCCGCTATCAGATACACCAAAGAAGAATGTTTGGATTTACCTGACTTGTTGTATTCAACTCGTGAGGTTCCGTTGACGGCTCAGCAGACTAAGTACTATGACGCACTCAAGAAACAGATGATGACTATCGCAGCGGGCTCAGAAATTACAGCCGTAAATGCAGCAGCAATGCTTAACAAACTTTTGCAAGTTGCGCAAGGTGCGGTATATACCGATGACGGTGGCGTAGTTGAGTTTGATGTGGCTAACCGCATGAGTGAGCTCATCAACGTGATTGAAGAGACTGACCATAAGATATTAGTGTTTATCCCATATAGGCACACGCTTCAGATGGTTGAAAATACTTTGCTCAAAGAAGGTTATACAGTGCAAACAATTCACGGTGGCGTGCCCGCAACACGGCGCGCAGACATTATCAAACAGTTTCAAACAGAGGATGACCCACGCATATTACTGTTAGTACCACAAGCAACTGCGCACGGCATTACGTTAACAAAAGCTAATCAAGTTGTGTGGTGGGGTCCAGTAAGCTCCACAGAAATCTACTTACAAGCTAACTCACGAGCACACCGAGCAGGACAAGTGAATCACGTTACGGTCACACACTTGCAAGGTAGTCCAGTTGAGCGACGCATGTACACCATGCTGCAAAATAAAATAGATTTACATCAAAGTTTGGTAGATTTATACAAACAAGAGCTTGACACGTAAATTTGACAGTGTATAATTTCTAAAAACGGGGAAAAGTTGTTGAAGCTCAGAAGCCGCAAGCCTTATGTAACTGCGTAAATAAACGGTAATTCTTGCAAGTAAGTCCGTTGAGCGTAGCAAATAGTCAACAATGAGTACCCCACCAATTTGTTCAACGTAAATCAAAGGAATCACATGGATGCAAGTCAGTTAGTCAATGTATACATCAAAATACGAGACGCTAAAGAAATAAGAAAAAAACAAATGGAAGCCGAGATTGCTGACCTTGACGCGCAGTTAGATGCCGTAGAGCATGAGCTTCTAGAAATCTGCAAGACCACTGGACAAGATGGTGGCAAAACACAATTCGGTTCGTTCACACGAGCCATCAAAACACGCTACTGGACCAGTGACTGGGACAGTATGTACAAATTCATCCGTGAGCATGATGCCCCTGACCTTCTCGAACGTCGTATTGCGCAAGGAAACTTTTCGCAGTTCGTCAAAGAGAATCCAGACAGCATGCCTGCAGGTGTAAATATCGAGTCGAAATACTCGATCACGGTTCGCCGTTCATCCAAGTAACTTTCTAATAGGAAATCAAAATGAGTAACATGACACTTTTCAAATCCGGTTCCGTTATCCCTGACTATTTACGTGAGGCTTCTGACGCTACTACCCGTGACATTGCAGGTAGCTCTGGCGGTAAGCAAATCTCAATCAAGGGCGGTGTGTGGCGTATGGTCGTAGGCGGTGAAGAAGTCGCCAAGAACGAAGAACGCGCCATGAACTTTGTGGTGATCGCCTCTGGTAAAGGTGTGACCCGTACGTTCTACGCAGACAAGTACGAAGAAGGCAAGGACATTAAACCTGCCTGCTGGTCTGCGGAAGGCGTGGTGCCCAATGAAGAGGTGACAAGCCCGCAAGCTAAGTCGTGCGCTACGTGCCCTCAGAACATCGAAGGCTCCGGTGATGGTAAGGCTCGTGCCTGCCGTTACAGTAAGCGTTTGGCTGTGGCGTTAGAGAACGACATTGGTGGCAACATCTATCGTTTGTCAGTTCCTGCCAAGTCATACTTTGGTCGTGCTGAAGGTGAGAAGATGCCTCTGCAAGCGTTTGGTAAGTTCCTGTCAGGACACGGTATCCCGATTACAGGCATCGTGACCGAAGCTCGCTTCGACACAGCCGAAGCAGTGCCCGTGTTGAAGTTCCGTGCCGTACGCCCCTTGTCGCAAGAAGAGTGGGAACTTGGTAAAGCACAGAGCCAAACAGAAGACGCCCGTCAAGCAGTTGACTTCAAGATGGTGCCGTCTAAGTCCGGCGCTATGCCTGCGCTACCACAAGCGTTTAAAGAAGCTCCTATTCCTGCCAAGGCAACGGAAGAAGTAGCGGAGCCTGTTAAGCGCGCACCGGCTAAAGCAAAACCCGAAGCACCTGCGCCGGCTAAGAACGTGTCTGATATTTTAAGTGACTGGGCCACTGACGAAGATGCGTAATAGATTGCGGGGGCATGACACCCTTTTCATTCAGAAAGTTGAGGATGCCGACCAGAGGCCAATTGTTATGCAGTTGGCTGACGTTTGCATCAACAAAGGTACACCAATTACCGAGATAGCGCTGATGTTTGGCGTGACTCGTGCGAGTGTGTACAACTGGCTGACTGGTAGATCGGTGCCACGCGCTCGCTATCAGGCAGCAATGCCTAAAGTTATCTCACGTCTTTCAAAACGTAAGTAACCCCTCGGGGCAGCAGGTAGCACTGTTGCCCCTATTTTTTCCTCAACCCAGTGAGGTTCTGTGACTGACTTTCTCAAATCCGTTTTACCTACGCAGGGCTTGTATTGCACTGTGGGTATTCGGGCGAACGCCGTTAAGCAATCGTTTCAAGCAACGATTGAAGACGTGGAGGCCGTCGGCTCAGGTATGGATTCCCAAGGCGTGGATGCGTATTTTGCGCTTGCCACATTTGAAGATGACTCAGGTCGTAAGGTGGACAATGCCATCTTTCTTCGGTCGTTTTTCTTAGACTTAGATTGCGGTACGGGCAAGCCCTATGCCGATCAAGCTTCCGCTGCCCAAGCCCTATCCATATTTATTGCTGACACAAAGCTCCCAAGTCCAACACTTGTTAACTCAGGTGGTGGGCTTCATGTCTATTGGCCTTTGACCGAAGACGTGCCCGTATCCGATTGGGTGCGACACGCAAAATCACTGAAGCGTTTGTGCGCTCAGAAAAAACTATTTGCCGACCCTGCGGTCACTGCGGATGCTGCACGCATCTTACGTATACCCGGCACGCACAACTTTAAAAACGCAACTTCAAGACCTGTACAAATTATTGCAGTGGGTACACCTGTATCCCTTGCTGAGTTCATTGAGCCGTTACCCGCACCTGCAATGGATTTAAGTGCCGCTAAACAATTTGGCATGGACGAGACATCCAAGGATATTGGTGGCGGGGACTACCCTAAGTGTTCGTTTAAACGTATAGCTATCCGTAGTATTAACGGTAACGGCTGTGCGCAGATTAAGCACGCTATTGAGAATGCCGATACGCTAGAAGAACCGTTGTGGAGAGGCGCACTGTCCATTGCCGTGCGTTGTGAAGATGGCGCAAGTGCAATCCATACGCTATCTAAACGTCATCCTGAGTACTCAGCGGAAGCTACTGAAGCTAAAGCTGGTGAGACTAAAGGTCCATATACCTGTGAGTGGTATCGTGAAAACAATTCCTCCCTGTGCGATGGATGCCCACAGAAGATTTCTTCTCCAATTTTGTTGGGTAAGTTTGTTGAAGAAGCAGTTGTAGAAGATGACCAGTACATCATTGAAACGCCCAAGGATGAGACGGCACCAGCACTCACAATGTCGATACCGGCATACCCATTTCCATACTTCCGTGGCGCTAACGGCGGTGTGTACAAGAAAGAACGCACTCCCGATGGTGAGGAGAAGGACGTTGAAATTTATCCATACGACCTATACCTGACAGAGAGGTTCTTTGACTCTGACCAGTATGGCAACGGTGAAGGCGAGATGGTGGGGCTAAACTTGCACATGAAGCAAGACGGTATCCGCAGGTTCTACGCTCCGGTGACTACGCTGTTCACCAAAGATAAAATGCGCGACCTGCTGATTAAAAACGGTGTGGTAGCTTACGGAAAACACTTGGACGCAATCATGGCTTACTTTGCATCGACACTACGCAAACTGCAATCGCAATACGCTGCAAACAAAACACGCAGTCAAATGGGATGGACACCCGACGGGCTTGGCTTTGTCGTAGGTGAGCTGGAGTACACGGCAGCTGGCACCAAACTAGCTCCGCCATCAAGCGGTACACGGGAACTAGCCGATCAGTTTAAACCTACCGGCACATTGGAAGAGTGGAGCAGTATCGCTAACTTCTACAACAGGCCCGGACTTGAAACGCATGCACTGGCTCTGTTCTTCGGCTTCGGTTCGCCGTTGTTAAAGTTTATTGGCCCTAAACAAAACGTAAAAGGCGCGCTCATTCATTTAAAGCACAACGGTTCAGGGTCGGGTAAGTCAACGGCTCAGATGGTAGTCAACTCTATCTTTGGCAACCCCGATACTTTGTTGTTGAAGAAAGACGACACACCTGCTTCCAAGATGCACTTGCTTGGCATGATGAACAGTATTGCGTTTACCATAGACGAGATTACCAACGAAAAGCCAGAGAATTTGTCTGACTACGCTTATGGGTTTACCTCAGGGCGAGGCAAACACCGTATGGAATCGCAGAGTAATAAGTTGCGGGTTAACAATACTACATGGTGTAACTTTACTCTGTCATCGGGGAACGCCTCTGTTGTGGATGCCCTGCAAAATCTTAAAAATACACCAGACGGTGAACTTCGTCGGGTGCTTGAGATTGCGTTTCATAAATACACTGGCTCAACCAAAGCAGAGATTGACACAACGTTTGCCAAGCTAAGTTCCAACTACGGCTTAGCCGGTCCTATCTATATTCAGTACATCATCGACAACCACGATTACGTGATGAAGCTGCTTGCTGATATGCAAGCCAAAGTAGATAAGGCGTTGAACCTAGACCAAACTGACCGGTTTTATTCTTGCTTGCTGACCTGTGCGTTTGTGGGCGCGTTGATTGCCGTCAAGTTGGGTCTCATCAACATTGATATTAAGCGCATCTACCAGTACGCATTGGGAGTCGTTAGAGAGTCTATTGCATCTAACTTGGCTAACGTCGGTAACCCTTTGACTGTTGCACAAGAAACATTGGGCGCGTTCATCAACGAAAACGTTAACAACGCACTGGTGGCAGCTTACACACCCAAGGGTGGTTTACCAGAGAGACCTGCGGTAACACCCAGAGGTAAATTGTGCATGCGATACGACCCAGATACTCGAACACTTGCCATACCTGTGGCAGAGTTACGCAAATACTTTACCAGTAGGCAAGTAGACGTTAGGGATAGTTTAGTTAAGCTGACTGAGGCAAAATACATCAAGCACGGAGGTAAGTCGCACCCCACCCGTATTGGCGCGGGAGCCGTAGGGGGGCTTAGCGGTATTGCTGTACGTTGCTACATTTTTGATGGAGACGCAATTGGCATCGACGAAACAGCCTTCCCGCAAGCCGACGACACCTCCACAATCTAAGGTTCGGCTACCTGACCACCTGAGAGTACTCGCCCTTCACGGGGTGGAGTACTTTGTCAAGTGGGAGAAGATGGTTGTTGGTAGCTCGTTCTTCTTGCCGACCACTGCAACGCCCGCGCAAGTGCGAAGCGCTTTGCTACCGGTAGCTAGGTTTTTCCGCATCAAGTTTGAAGTACGCTCCCGCTGTGAATACGGGAGGTACGGGGCTCGCATCTGGCGCGTTTATTGACCTTGCACTTTTCTAAGTTCTGTTTTGGCTTCACGAACCCAACTAACTAGCTCAAGTTCCACCTGCTTAACTTCTTTAAGCTGCGCTTCCCGATCTTCTTTACTCATTTCTTTAGCGCCTTCTACACTGTTAAGATACTTTCGATATGCTCGGGTACGCTCCAACTGTTCTAGTGTGGAGTTAACTGTGGATTCCATTGCTAGTTCTTCTTGATGGGCTTCTACATACTTTTCAGCTCGGTCAAGGTCGGTTTTCATTAGTTCGCGCAACGTAGTGTTAGCTTTGCCAACCAACTCGCGTTCTTCGTAGAACTCAGTCATGCGTCTTGTGCCAACTGGGTCATACAAATAAGTGCTGAGCAGTGCGTACTTGTGCAGTGGGCGGTCGATTCGCGTTGGGTTGAGCAAACTGTCCGTTGTCATTGTTAACATGGCAGCACTAGAACCCAAGTAGCCACGCAACGCGTTGTCAATCATGATGGGGGAAACCTCCACACCAATCTCGTCCCTGCTAAATTTAGCTATTGTCTTTGCAAGCTCAGACGTTTGTTCGGTTGTGCGCATGCTTGGGTCCATCGCCTTGTGGTGATAGCCTTCCAAATCACGCCCAGTCAGGAACGACTTGTTAGCCCACGCTTCCATCACAGGTTTGATGGCTTGCGGAACTGGTACAGCACGGCCTATGTACTGCTCAAACATATATGCCAAAGTAGTGCGCGTAGCTTCCCACGCTGTTTGTTCTTCAGGAGTTCCTTGGCGTTTCATGTACTCCACAACGCGTTCGGGAATTACTTTAAAGATAGCGCCCAGTTCGCCCGGCACAGGAATTTTATAGCCGCCGGGGAGAATCCAATTGCTATCCCGAGTGCGCAAATCCATTTCTTCGTAGTCATCATCTTCGTCATCGTATTTGCCCAAGGCATACAGAGAACTCAACATCATGACTGTTGATGCGCGACTCCAGAACATGCGGCGTGCCTGCGCACGATCAACAGAAGCGCTTGAGTCTTTGCCAGAGGCCGCACGATAAAGCACATCCATACCTTGAATGTACGCGTTAAAGAACGGAATGGTCGTAACCATTGCACCTACAAAATCACTTGCGCCACGACGACGGAAGTTAATAAACTCGCGAGCACGCGTCTGAGCCAATAGCTCATCGCCACCTTCCCGCAGTGTTTGATCGTAGATAGCTTTACGCACAGCCAGATCAGACGCACGGGTAATGCCATCTAGCCTGTGGATTAAGGCACCAAACTTTGACGAGCCTAGTAAGGTACGCTCCTTGTACCCTAGGTCTTTTAGCAAAGACGACGCTGGTTTACCGGCTTCAAAATCGTATTCGCCAGTTAGACCAAGACGTCCAAAGTCTTTAACAATCGGATGCTGGATGCCCCGTAGTTCTGCAAAAGCTAACTTGGGGAAGTTGGTTAGCGTCATCCAAATTAACGCACCGGGGTTACGCACACCAGACGTTAAGATGGCACGTTGCACGTCGTCTGTTACCTGCTTCAACGCAAATGGTGGCAGTACGGTAACGGCTTTACGCAACACGTTAGAGAACGCGCCCAAGAAACGAAGCCAGCCAGCTTTGGGTGGGTTCAAATCTTTAAACGCCATGAGATCGTACTTGCTTGGCAACTCCCAGTAGTGCATCTCGCCTTTAATGTATCCACCAACAGCGTTAGGGCGTCCCAGTGAATCTAAACCAATGTATCTAGCTTGGCCTATGTCTTCTAAACTGCGCAACGTAATGGTGGTGGCATCTGTCTTAAGCGTCTGGCCTACCATCCACCCGAGGGTGTTGATGTAGTTATCAAAAACGTTACCCACCGGACGAGTTTCAGAGCCAATCAACTCAGGCAGTTTGCCAAGCTGAGCCAAGCCCTTGCCGCTAATCTTTTTGACTTTGGAGTAGTTGGTTGCAAAGTCTTCAATCCGGTCAAACGGCACGTAGCCCACAACGGTTTTCCACTCATCGCCTTCGGCTTGGGTCAGGCGTCCAACTTTTACCAAGTTGTTAACCATCTCCACACGGGCTTCGTCCATAAGTTTAGACATTTCTTTTAGATCGGGGTCGGCGTTGTACTCGGCCATGAACTGGTCGATCTGAGCGTCGGTTAGATGCAACCTAAAGTTTGTCATGCCAGAGTTGTTTGACGCGCGCATTTCGTTTAGACGCACGCCCTCTAAGACTCGACTGGCAATTTTGGTAGCTTCTTCGCGACTGTAGTTGTTCTTTTTACCGTACTGGTCAATCAACTTATAGACGTCCGCTGGTGGTCGCACCTTTGAGTTTGTGCCAGACTTCCACAGCCCGTTGACTGGGTCTTTGTAGAGCGTGCCAGTTTGGAAATACTCCAACAACATCTTGGTGTAGTCTTGCGCTTGACGATACAAACCCATGGGGTTTAACTCACCCAACTGATTGCGCACGGCTCCGTCAAACTTTTTACGTAAGCGTTCTTCAATAGTGGCGGCAATGTCAGCAGTTTGCGTACGGAATCTAGTAACGTAGCCTACGTCCGTGTTGGACTGCACACCATTAACTAAGTTTGTTACGCCACGCTGCTGCGTTTGATCCAAGTCACCAAGCGAATCTACAAGTTGCTTAGTGCTAAACGTTACGGCGAACTCGAGCTTGGGGTTTTCTTCTAAGGTCTGGAATGGTGTAACCGATGGCGCACCGCCCGGTGTCCTGCTTTGAATCCAAGCATCAGAACTGCCGGGTCCCATGTTTTCTAAGAACTCTGCAACTGCTCTGGCTGGTGGAAACTTGCGGCCCGTAGTCAAAGCAACTAAGTCACGCATCATTTGCGCAACTTTAGAAAAGAACTTTTCGGCAATAGTTAGCGGTTTATCCGCAGTGGTTGCCCAACGAGATACGTTATCTGCAAACCACTCATTAAAACTTAGCCAATATTGCTGTTGTTTTAAACGTAGTTGAGATGGGGTTAGGTCAGGAATACCCTCCCTCTCCATCATTTCCGTACCGCGACGGTTGCGAAGGTTAGGAACTAACTCCTTCATGCTTTTGTTTTTGTTATTTGCAAGCCACGCATCGTACTCATCCAAGACCGCCTGCCTCTCTTTTACAGACGCGGTATCAAATGCAATGTGTTGAATCATGTGTCCAAGTTCATGGGCAATAATTTCAAGTGTCGTGTCCGGGTCCATGTCATCTCGGATATAAAGAAAGAAGTCTTTATTGTTTGGACCCATGCGCGTTGTAGCGCCCATAGTTTCTTTGCCCGTGGCCAACACTTCGTACGGACGGCCATACCTGCCATGCAAACGGTATTTTTCTGGAAAATTTTCTACGTCTTTGTTAGTAAAGAAAAACGTGTTGATATTGCCTATACCCAACGAATCCATCAAATCCCGCAGGTACGCGGCATAGCGAGGGTTGATATTGTCCCCAGCCACTACGTTTGACTTGGCATTTGTAAATGGGCCGTCAGGATATTTTTTAGCTAAATCTTCTTCGGCTTTAATATCATCACGTCTTGCTTTTTGAAACTCTGCAATTTCTTGAAAGCTAAATCGTTTTGTAATTGCCGGGTCCATCTTCGACACGTCGTCGGACACAAGCGGTGACGAAACCGCAGTAGTTGCGCCGTAAGTAATTTTGCCGTCTGGATCAACATATTTTATAAGCGCATTGTCTCCCTTGCTGTATACAACAACGCCTTTCTTTTTCATTGCCGCAGATTTAGCCCAACTTGGATACACGGGTTTAGCCGCTGTAGCGGCTGCGTTTTTGGCAGCATCAGCTTTGGCTCGGGCTTCTTTTTCCCTGCGCTCCACCTCTTCCATCTGCTTCTTAAACTCTTCCGCTTCGCGTTTGCGTTCCGCTTCTTCTTCAGCTTCTTTACGGGCTTTTTCAGCCGCCGCTTCTTCACGCGCTTTACGGTCTGCTTCTTCTGCACTGGCTTTGCGCTCAGCAGCTTCACGAGCTTTGCGTTGCGTATCAGTTTCTACAGTTTCAGTAGTGCCAGTAGTAGCCGGTGCTTTAGTCGTTTTGGTAGTGGTAGCTTTAGTAGCTGCCCCAGTAGCCTTCTTTGGTCCCTTAGTAGTCGTGGTAGTGGCAGGAGTACCAGTAGCAGGAGGAGTAGTTGTAGTCGCACTTGGCCGTAACTCCGGATATTTGGTAAAAACTTCTTCTTTGGGCAGCGTGTATATATCGTACGTTTGCTGCGCCGCTTTACGAGTTGGGTAGTACCCAATAATTTGGTTATCAGATTTGCGACGAAGAACCCATTCAACTTTTTCACTTGTGCCGCTGCGATATGCGGACTTACGCTCAATTGCAAAATTGTTTCGTGCTTCCGGCTGCTGCGGTATTACTGCAGGGGGTGTAGTTCCCTGAGCTTGAGTTCCCGTGCCAGCAGGTTGTCCAGCAGGTGCCAGTCCGAGTCCGTCAGGTGTTTTAGATGTTCCGGTGGTGGTGGGAACTCCGGTTCCGGGTTGTACCACGTTGGCTCCGGCAGACTGACCAGATACTCCCACGCCTGACTCACCTCCTCCGAGGTCAAGCTCTCCTTGAGGCTGATTCGTTTGGGTAGTGGGCGGGACATTTTGTTTCTCCGTAAATGCTGCAGGTTGTGGGGATATCAACGCTTTTAACACCCCCGCACGAGCACCAGTACCTTCAATCAGTTTGGGGTCACGCTGAACTAGCGCTTTAATTTCTTCAACGGTTTTACCAATAACATTATCCGCCACCCATTTTTTGGATGTGCGTAGTGGAAGTCCAATAGCATCAACGTCAGCTTGAGTAATTGCTGCGGTGGTAGGACCTGCCAAACCGGGGAAGCGTTGCGCTGCAGCATCGTCAGCGGCTTTCTGTTCAGCTTCTTTGGCAAGGCGTTCTGCCCTAAGTTGTTTCTCAGCTTGACGACGACCTATGTCCGCCTCATCGTATGACGCTAGCTGTTCAGACAGTTCATTGATTCTAGCCCTAACTTCAGGTGTTTGTGGCCCCTCACGAAGTCTGTCGCGTTCTTTAAATAGGTCAGTGTACTCACGCTCATAGTCTAAACCCAAGCCCATCTGCTCACCTTGCTGCGCTGCAGCATTTGTAGGTGTTGCAGGTTCTGCCTTAGGCTCTGGCACTCTCTTGCCCATTTCTTTGGGCGTAAATAATGTACCCTGTGTACCGGGAGCGGCTTCGGCTGGTAGCTGTGCGCCGGGAACTACTTCAGGCTCAGGTGTTGGTTCCGGTGCGGGAGATGTAGTAGGGGGCGTTTGTTGCGCTGCCTGCGCAGCGCGTTGTTGTTCAAGGTCTGACCTAGCTGACCCACGTCCCAACGCGCCAGTCGTACCGCCAATGGTGCCACCAACTAAGCCAGCCATATACGCGGCTTCGCCATACGCTTTCATGGCTTCGGGAGATGTAAGGTCCTGACCAGACTGATACCGGTCAATAATCTCTTGCCCAACTTCTACGGGTATTTCAGCAGCACCACGGACAACACCCCGCCCTGTAGACGCAGCCAACGAACGTTCGGCGGCTTTGACTAACTCAGCTTGTGATTTGGCTGTAACTAATGCGGCATCGTCGGCAATGCCAAGGACACCTTTGACAACGCGTTTACCTAACGTAAAGGCTGTACCGGCACCTTCTAATGCGGCCATACCAGCGGCGGCTGTGTATGCTTTTGTGCGGTCAATATTAACGGGTTCACCACGCTCCATTTGCTCTGAAGCTTGGGTTTCTACAGTCTGCCCCATAAACTGAGGGAGAAGCGCGCCTGCGGCACCAGCCGCACCGCCAATAATCCTACCCCTTACTCCAAACGGAGCGCCCGCAGCAGCGCCGGCTTTACCGGCGGCAACGGTTGCGGCTATGTTAGCGCCCTGTCCAGCTAACGCACGAGGGATTTGAGATACGGCTTCACCTGCCGCAGATAGTACGCCTTTGTCTTGATATGCTTTTTGTACGGCGTCTAGCGATGGGCCGATACCGGCTTCCCGTCCAATGGCTTCGCTACGGGCAACGCCAGCTTTAGCTGCCTCTTCAGGGCTAAAGATACTTTCCAAACCCGTGCGGGCGGAAGATACTAATTGTTTACCACCACGAACCAGTTCACTACCAAATGTAGATTCTTTTGGCGGTGGAGCGGATTCGGCAATAAGGCGCTTAACTGTTGCCTGTACCACACTAGGGTCAGTGCCGTCGGGAAACTCAAGAATCCGCCCGTCGGCCAGTTGCGCTTCAATTGCCATATATCACCTCATTTAATTTGATTCCCGCTTGCGTCAAAACGAATCCGGGTGTTTCCGCCGGGGCTTCCTGCGCCGGGGGCTCCCGTTATTTTACTGATTCCTGACGCTTCGTCCAGCGCTTTTGTCAAACCTGCTTTTTCTGCGCGGTAGCCTTCAGCGAGGGCTTTGTCTTTTGGCATCTGCGACTTTTCTAAGGGCACCAGCTCACGGTCAATTGCAGCAATACGAATTTTGAAGGCATCAAGAACAGCACGTTTTTCAGACATGCCGGCACGCCTGTCGGCCATAGCCGCTTGAGCCATAGCCGCTCTATAGTGCATGTCTGCGGTGTATCTAGACGCGTTTGCGCTGGAATCGGCAGTGTATTTAGAAGAACGTTCTTGGCTTTCTTTACCCGCCATTTGCGCCAACGAGTTCATGCGCTCTTTGTTAAGGTCCGCAGCTTGCTGTTTGCTCTTGTCTAACGTAGCCGTAGCGCCAGTCATGCCAGCGGTAGACTCAGCGCGTTGGGTATCTTCAACTCCACCCCGTAGTGTATTCATCTTCTCAAGATGAGCCATCTGGCGAGCGCGGTTTTCGTCTTGTGTAGCCGTGTAAGCAGAGCCAGTACCAGACAAGCCTTTAAACTGACCAGCCCGACCAAGCGTACGTATCATGTTGTCTATACCGTCTGGTTGCGCAGCTTTGTATGCAGCATCCATCTCGTCAGCGCGTGCCAGTTTTGCTAAGCCAGCAGGCTTATCTAAGCCAAATGCAGCTTCAGCTTGGCGACGCTGCGCAATAGCTTCTTCCAAAGTCATTGGTTTCTCTTTGTCTTTTACCGCTTCCAACGCCATAGCTTCTGCACTTCCGGGCATAGGACCTGTAGGCGCAGCGGCAGCTGGAGGAGCAGCCGGCCCTTGTTGTAAGTTAGGCAAACCGCTTTGTGGCCTAGGTTGTGGCTTTAGCTGCGATCTAAGAGGCGCGGGAACTAAATTAGGATTTGCGTTGGGATTAACGCCCTCCGCAATAGGGCCAGTGCGACGGCCTTCAGTACCTATTGGGGTACCGGCAGATGGAGCTTTAGCGGCCAACCTAGCATTTTCAGCCTGCATATCGCCTTGTTGCGCTGCTTCTGCCGCTTCGGGTTTGTCTTTAAACAAGCCAGTGCTACGCAATAGTTTATCGTAGGCGCTCGATACAGGGGCTTTGCCGGGTACAACATAATCGGCAGTATTTGCAACAGCGGAGCCTGCGTCCGCAACTAATTCACCTAGGCCCATTCCTAGACCTTTGGCAGCCCTACCAATGTTACCTTGCTTCAAATCATTGTATGTGCCTGACGCAGAAGTATCAATATTGTCATCAGACTTAAGTTTGTAGTCGCCAAAGTTCTCAACCGCAGACGCCAATGCTCCCGGCAAGCCCAAACTTTTTACCGCTTTGGTGCCATACTGAGCAGCGGTTTTAACTGGAGCATACATACGGTTTGCTGTAGCAGCTTGAGCAGCTTGAGCAGATTGAGCGGCAGGTGCGGCAGCAGCCGGACGCGCGCCACCCGTTTCTTGGAACGCCTCTTTAATGTTGTCTTGAATAGCGGGAGACATCTTAGAGTACTCAATGTAATCAATGCCCATCTGTCGCAAAAACCTAATAAACTCAGGACCGGCTTTAACCGCGCTACCACCGGGACCGGCAAACGCAACGATACCGCCGCCGTCAAAATGCAGATGAGAAGGAAGCTGGGCTAACCCGCCACGCGCTGCCATAAAAGTTTCCGGAGGCATTGCTTCGCCGGGTTGTGGTTGAGGCGTAGGTTGTGGCGCACCTGCTGGTACTGGGCCGCCCATAGGAGGCATTTGTTGCGCGCCTTGCGTTTGCTGCATCTGCGCTTGTTGCAACGCCATAAGGCCGGCTTTTTGCTCAACTTTGTCTTTGATGGTAGGCTGTGCGCCACTGTTGGCCGCTTGAATCTGGTCAACTAATTCTGCCTGTTTTGTCTTGGCTTCCATAACGCCCGTAGCCAGCCACTGCGGAATCATGCCGGGGTTTAGCCCGTCGGCATACTCTTTTAACTTCCCAATCGGAAGCGTCTTTGCGTATTCTTCTGCTTTAACGATATTCATAATTTGCCTTTACGGAACTTTAACGCCAAGGTTTGCCAAAGTCTTATACAACGATGCTAACCCAGACACATCAGTCTGCAGTTTAGACAGGGTATCTTGGTTAGTCGATGTGGTAGTGGCACCGATTGGTAAACCTTCAACCAACTTACGTTGAAATTCAACCATGTTATATGGGTTTGCTTGTTGCTCTTCAAACTGTTTCTTATCTGCTGCAATGCCTTCAGCGGTAATACCGCGCTGAGTTTCACCAGCTTTCATTAAGTCAGACAAAGACTTGAGGCCGTAGTCTGCGCTGTACTGCCGTGATGCTTCATTGGCCGCTTGCGCTTGCTGGCCGTACTGCGCAGTATTTTGTGCATTGGTCATACCTTGGGTAGAGCCAAATTGGTTTTCTGCCATCTTACGCGCTTGATCGGCATTAAACTGAGCCGTGGCGGAGTCGTACGCTTTGTTGTATCCAGCGCCCGTAATTCCGGCCAAGTTAGCCCCCAAAGAGCGTTGAGTTTCTGCATCCAAAATTGCTTGGCGGCCTCCGCCAAATGCGCCAGCTTGCGTCATTTTTCCAGCGTTTTGTTGCTGAGTAATTAACGACTGGCGACGAGCTTCTTCAATCTGCGGGTTTAAAGACGCTTGCAAATACGGGTTCATGTATTTGTTTGCGGATGCAACGTCGAAGTCTGAAGTGTTTGCTTTGTACGCACCGGGATTGGTAAACTGGTTAGTAAAGTTTCCGGGTTGATAGCCTGCAGTTGCTGTTTCGCTAAGTCCAGCAAAGCCTTGGTTTTGCAAATCAGATGTGCCAGCAGTTAGCGGGCCTGTATATGCTTGATACGGAGCTTTAGCCAACGCAGCGCCTTGACCTAGGAAGTTAGTAACGTAGTCACCCGCCCAAGGAGAAAGGCTAGACGTTTTAGAAGTATCCAAAGGGACGCCGGTAACAGTACTTCCCGTAGTGCCATCAAACCCTTTAACCGCGCCGCCCGTAGCATATTTAGATGCGGCTAAACCACCGGGCATAAAACTGTCAGGGTTAATGCGTTTGCCTTGTTTTTCATTACCCGTGCGGGCTTTGCGAATGCGGGCCATCATTTGGTACAGTTTTTCTGCACCGGCATCTGAGTTGCCATTACCCAAATGAGAGACCACATCGGCAGGAATTACAAACTCACCATGGCTTAGCGCTGCTTTCTGGTTGCCATCAATGCTAGATGGAATTTGGTCGCCCATGCCATCAGTAGCGCCCTGCAAATAACGGGGGTTAGCAATGCCACCAGCCGCCATTGGTATTTTGTAGTTAGGGTCCATAAGTTGCTGTTGGGTTGGCATTACAGGTAAAGCCGCAGCAATACCAGTTGGTGGAGTAGCGGTTGTAGTTGTACCTGTAGTTGTACCTGTAGTTGCACCTGTAGTTGCACCTGTAGTTGCACCTGTTGTTACTGCCGGGGGGTTGTAGTCCCGCTTCATCTTACCCGCGTACGGGTTTGCTTTGGGCGCTGCTGCCGGAGTGTACCCAGCTAATATGCCTCTGGTTTGGGCTGCAGACGCATTTTGCGCCCCTGTTATCGCTTCAGGAGAGTCGTCTTTAGCGTACCTAGTATCGGTAAAATACTGACGCCCGGCTTCACCGGGGCGACGGTTAGGGTCGTTGTAATTAATCTGTTGACGAACGGCTTCTAGTTTGGGTACAGGTACGTTGTACCCACCATCGTCTTTGCTCTTTGTTAACGTATACGCGCCAATACCAAGAGTTAACAATTTTGCTGGGTCAAACTTACCGTTTGTTTTAAGCAAATCAAGCGCTTTGGACCCATACTTTTTTACGTAGCTAAGCAAGGAGTTGTCGCCGCCAGCAAAATTTCCGTCTTTGTCTGTAAACCCGCCTTTTTCTGTGTTGTACGTAAAGTCAACACCCTTACTATCTTTAAAAGTTAAATTGCCAGCGTCGTCAAGTTTGTAGGCGTTGCCGACTTCATCTTGCAAAAACCCTTGACCGGCAAGAGCTTCAGATGGAGTCAGGTCATGATCTGGACTCTCAGTTATGGTGTCATTCTGGCCGTCTTCGTAGGTATAGGTTTCCCATTCACCTAGCTCGTCGTTGTAAACTGTTTCAGTAATTAATGACATCTTGAGTCCTTAGCGTAGTAGTTTTAGCAGATCGTCTACCGATATCTGCTCCGCCAGCAGGCTATCAAGGTAGCCGCCCGCTGCCATTTTAGTATCTTGTTGCCCCTGCTGTGTATCTTTTTTGGCCCGTCGTTCGCCCAGCAAATCGTCCATAGTTGCAAAGAAGTCAAAG